TGTCTAATGAACCATCCATGACAACACTAAACCCATGAGCCTGAAAGTCTAAAGTTGACCAAAGGCTTTTGTGTACCTCTAATTCATTACCCATGTAAGCACCCTGTTCAATGAACACCCCAGGAGTTACTACAATGAAAACACCACCTTTATTAAGTCTTTCCTTACACTTAGTAATCACAAATACACCTTCCTCTTTCGTGAAGTGTTCCAGTACATCAGTCATTACTATGCAATCCCATTTCCTGCTATCTGTGTCAAAGAACTTTTCTATTGTGCATTCATGCACCACGTTGTAACATTCCCACAAAGGAGATCGGTAGTTAAACCCCTCTACTCCTTCTAAATGCGTTTTGTATGGCTTTACTCCGTTGTCAATCCAATTCCTAACTATCGCCCCGTTGATGCCGTGTCCTATTCCTAAGTCTAAGACACTTTCATGCTTGTTCATTAGCATGATCCTAATTAGGTAAGGGATCGTATTGAATGCTCCTATTGGCATTTGCAGGATTTAAATATCCATTGATAGTAAAACACATTTGCCGAAATCACTACTACCGCCAATACCACTAACCCAACTATCTGCCAAAATAACTTTTGACTATTCATGTAATGAGTTTAATAAAGGGGGATTTCTCCCCCCTTATATTTAAGATGCAGAACCGTAAATAGCGGCAGTAGGCTGGAAGCTCAACAGAGCTACACGAGCCTCACAACGATATGTTACGAGATTCTTGATGAAATCATCCTGATCGCTCTCAGTAGACCTAACCTGAAGACCTGAAGCCTGTGCGATTGCAAACGCCTGACGATTCAACACATGGATTCTTCCGGTAGGAATAGCCTGATGTGGAATAAGCGGAATACCTGCAATACGAGTCTCACCGTTAGCACCGATGGTAATTCCACCAGGCACAGAGTAAGACCCGTTAGAAGGCAGAGTATTCAACACGCTTGCCCAAACTGCATAAGTAGTCAGGATGGTGTCAGCTACACCAAGACCCAAAGCACCATGCTGACCAACGTAATCAATCATACGTGGAGCTGCTCCGGTAGATGATGTAGAACCAGCAGTAGATGCAGCGGTGATAGTAGCCATGAAGCTATTATCTACACGCCTGTTCCAGTCTTCCAAAAGGGAAGTTGAAAGATAACCCTGAAGGAAAGGAAGGTCTTGCAGCATCTGGCGAGATACTTTAGCATAACCCGCTACAAAAGGAACAGATACGTTCACCATTGTGATGTCGTAGTCAACCTGTGCTTTTGCTGAACCTTCAGTTTGATCTCCAAATGAACCCTCACCCGCATTAGGAACACCACCACGAGGGAAAGTAACTTAACCAGAGGCAGTTGGGATAATCCGGAACACATCATACAGATGCGGAGAAAAGAAATTCCTCATAATCGGATTCTCAACATAACTGATGGGTGCAGCTCCGGTAATACCACCAAAGTTTCCAAAGTTGGAAACACCCATTACACCTACGGCTTTTTGAGCCATAAACGGAGTCTCAGACTTGATCTTGTCGTAATTGTCATGAATGATCTCATTCAGATTAGACAAGAGTTGTTTTTGACGATTACCACCAAAGGCTTCTGCTTCGATGGATGCTTTCAGTTTGCCGTTAGAGGCAATCATTTCATCTACCTTTGCTTTAACTTCTGCAAGGGTTTCGCCCTTAGTTTTAGCATCCTCATTGAGTTGCTCTACTTGTGCTGCGTGTTTAGCATCGAGTACCGCAAACTCGCTTTTTAATTGCGCTTCAACGGCTTTTAAGCCATCTTTAATTACGCTTTCAACATTTTCCATATTGGATAAATATTTTTTTAAGATTATTAATAGTTTGCTCATCATCTTTCTGCTTTGGCTGCTCCGGTGCCTCTGCTGCCGGGGTGCTACTCATCAATTCAATGACTTGCGATAACTGCTTTATTTGAATTAAACACAGTTCAATAGTTTCATCTGTTGCATCCGTATTGGCAACAAACCTTTCAAATGCCTTTACTCTTGCAGCAAGTGCATCTATCTTATTCACACCCTTCATTTCAATAAGCGGTGTAAACTCATTTGCTCCCCAACTTGTAAGAGAAGACCCTTCGTAGAGCTTTACATTAGTGATATTATTCGCTCCTTCACCTTTTCTATTATCGGTAGGAGTGAGGTCTTTAAAGCCTATTGAATGTTCCCTAATTAGGTCGCTTTCGACCATTTTGATAAAGTCCATGCCTAAATCATGTTTCCCAATTTGGGAACGGTAGAATAACCCATAATCATCCTCCTTCAATTCGAGCAGTTTGCCTAATGGCTTACTTGGATCGTGATTCAAAAGGTGCTTAATCCTGCCCTTTGGCATCCAATCACCTATAGAACGCTCAAATGCTCCTTTGTGTATAACATCACCGTCTGCATCTTTTATGTTAAACGCGGAGAAATAACCGGAAACTATGCCTTCCTTGCGGTCAACATCCTTTACCTGTAAATCAAGCGTTTTGTAACTGTATATCATCGTTTCATTATTATGCGTCCATTACTATCTCTTTTCGCTTCAAAGGCTATTGTGCATCTACAATTAACCGTAAAAGCTGCTGGTGCTTCTGCATCCCCTGGTTGTTGTGCGTTAGCTATCTTTCCTGTTCTGCCTAACTGAAAAAAGACTTCATCCATTTCTCTTTGCTGCCCGTCTAAGTCCCAATGATCAAATTCATCGCCTCTTTCTTGTCTTCTGGTTCTGTTGTCCTTTGCTGCTATCCATTCTTTTTTAACATAAAAGTTATGAGCATTTGCCCCCTTCATGTGTCCGATATTGGCAGCCCTCATTGTTTCCGATCTCGCTATTCTTTCTGCTATAAATCCTTGACCTATCTTACCAAACTCCCTCAACCTTAATATAATGTTAGTTGTTACAACATTAGAGCCCAATCCTTGTTCCACTCCCTCTTGTATTGCATTGTTGATAATCGCTAATATCCTTTCCTTTTGTGAATTAGACACCGTACTAACCAACTGCAATCCGTTCATACTTAACCACTCATTGACATCTTGTGTCCATACTGCATTGAAGCCCATAGTTTGTTTCTCGCTCAATTGCTTCAATCTTTTGTACTGGAAATTCGCAAATACCAATACGGTTTCCCTGTATAACTTAGCGAACACCAATAACAACTCCTCGTTCCATAACTCACTTCTGTTTTCAATGAACTTTTCTACTTGATTCCTTAACGCTCGCTCTATCTTTGGTTTGTACTTAGCTTGCAGTTTTAGCTGCATCCTCGTTACTTCCCGCCAATATGTTCGCCTTTGTGTAGGTTTCAATTAATTTCAATTTATAACTTTGCCTCGCCATGTTCCTAAACTCCCGTTCCATCCTGCAAGTTCTCTCCTTGTCCAGCTTTGGAAAACGCTCCATCACTATAACCCATATATCTTGCTCTGTCATGTTGCTCTAAAACTTGTCCTAACAATATTTCTCCGTAAATGACCACCTCCTGAGTTATGCCAACCTCCTCAACTACATAATGAGTGCAAAGATCATATTGCCTCATCTTCACTCTCATCGGGTAAGTCTATTGAGCTTTCACCTAATGGTATTAGCCCGCTATTAACATAACTTATATCGTACTCACCGCCTTTAGGCTCGTAGCCCATCGCTATTCTCTTTTCGTCAAACGTCAACCAATGTGCATTTACCAACCCACTCACTAACTGAGTGATGTCTTTCTGTAACTCTGGTAAGGCTTGAACGTCAAAATCTATGTACTCCGAATTATTTCCATTTCTTGCTACCAGCCACCTGTTCAGTTCATCTCTTAAAGAGGCTATTGCAGGAACAATCGTATTTGTTACGAGATCCCTTAAAGCGTTCTGATAATTGTTATCAGACATATAATCAGCCTCAAAAAGTATAACAGGCACACCAAACACTCTACAAAGTTTATGCAGGGTTATTTTTTGCGCTTCTATGAGCTGCATATCTACTGAGCTTAACCCAAAGTCAAGATATTTCCACGGTGTCTGTAATACGCTTATATTGCCTTTATTCAAAGTTCCATTGACATACGTTGTCATGAAGTCCTTGATAGCCTGAGCTTGTTCTACGCTTACATTTGGAACCAGATTGCCAACTGGCTCAGGAGTTAATGCACCTTTCGCACCTCCATTTGCCATCATTGAATAAGCAGCCTTTTCAGCCTCATTGCCCATTTGCGACGTGCGATAAGCTGCCTGAAGTGGACTCATTCCCCGAACCCCTACATGATCATCAATCACCAAAGGATTAGTCATCTTCCATTGCAACACATCGTCTTTAGATAATCTTACCCCTGTTGCTATGTTCAGCTTCCACCCTAATACTCCAAAAATATCATTAGGGTCTAATACGTGGTCTATCAATTGAGATGGAAGGGCAAACATTTCTACTATCTTTGCTTTAGGGTTGTCCGAGTTTCCATCGTTTCCCCATATGAACCCCTCGCCCGTTAACCAGTAATATGTGTAAAGACTTTCAAAGAACTTATCCTGCCCCTGAGTAGGGTTAGGACGTGCTAATAACTCAGCCAACCCTCCACCCTCTACTATATCTTCTTCTAATGCTTTCTTTCTTTCAGCTAAATCGCCCGTATTCTTATAACGGGCAAATGCTACCTTAGATCCTTTTTCGTTTTTCCTTTTGTAGACGTACCAGGGTATAGATGCTGCCTTTCTTGCTAAGAGTGAAACAATGGCGTATATATCAGCATTAGAGGCGTATGAATCCTCTAAACTCGTTTGCTTGTTATATTGCCCCATTACAGTTTGTCCCAATATCATTGGGAAACTTGAAAGGCTTTGTTTCGGGTCTAAACCCTTTTTTCTTAGGAAGTCAAATAACCCCATTTGTTACATTACCGCCCATGTTAGTGAAGGCGTTTTCAACTTTGTAAATATTGCGTATCTCATAGCATCCATAGCGTGATCATGCCCTGCACCTTTATCCGGTTCATCTAAAACTTTTTCATTCTTGTCTACCATCCACTTATATTTCTTTATCTCAGCTATGATATCTAAACTGTCTTTTTGTATGTATAGCGGCAAACTCTTCACCTTTCTTATCCCCTCTGTTACATCCTTATCCGCTGGTTTAACATTGAA